CTGATATAAATAATGCTTTATTAGCAATTTCAAGTAACAATTCTGGATCGTCAGCACCCTCAACAACATACGCACTTCAAAGTTTTGCAAATACAACAGATTCAATGTTGCAACTTAGAAATGCTGCAAATAATGCTTTTGTAAATTTAAGAAAATTTGATGGAACTTTACCTTTGCCAGATGGTTCAGTTTCAAGCCCCTCACTATTTTTCGATGATGACACAAATACTGGCCTATTTAGTTCTGCTGCTGATACTTTAAATTTCACTACTGGTGGTGTTGAAAGAATGGAGCTTGGAACTACAACAATATTTAATGAAGATGGTGCTGATGTAGATTTTAGAATTGAAGGTGATACAGATGCAAATTTATTTTATGTAGATGCTGGTAATGATCGGGTTGGTATAGGTACAACAAGTCCTAGTGTAAAAACTCAAATATCAGTTAGTAATACAACTGCATATTCAGCAAGCACAGTTGATGCTAATCAATTTCAACTTTCTGTAACTAATACTGGTGCAAATGGTGTGGCAGGGATTCTTTTAGCTACAGAACCTAGCTCTGGTAATGGTGGTCATTGCGGAATTAGAGCATTGTCAACAGGAAGTGGTAACTCTGATCTTACGTTTTCAACAAGAGGAAGTTCAACACAAGCAGAACGTATGCGTATAGATTCGTCTGGGATTGTATATGTAGGCGGTGTTGGTGCTAGTGCAACTGCTGGCATACTTTTTTTCAATGATACTTCTGCGAATGGAAGTAAAATAGCACAAGTTAATGGTAGCAGTGCCTTATCATTTCATACTGGATCTTCTCAACCAGAACGTCTGCGTATAGATTCGTCTGGAAGGTTGCTTATTAATACAACAGCACAATCTACAGGCACTAATTCAGCAAATGCAATTTTAACTGTTAATAGTCAGGCAGGTAATGGTACATCAGCAGCAATATTAGCTTTAAGAAGAGGTGTGGCATCTGCCAGTATTGCTCAAAATAATACACTCGGAAGGATTGTATTCTGTGATTCACAAGCTGGTGAATATGCTTTTATTGAAGGTGAAGCTGATTTAGGTAGTAACGGGGTAGGAGATACTGCTGGACGTATTGCTTTTAGCACTTCAGCAGATGGATCATCTGCTCCTACAGAACGTATGCGTATTGGAAGTGATGGTTTTGTAGGGATTGGAACAACTGGTGATGTAAGCTCATCAACTGGTATGACTTGCTTTAGGGTTTTAGGTGATAATCGCAGACAACTAATGTTAGGCACAACATCAACTGCTGCAAGAGCATTAATTGAATTTTTTAATCCTAATGGTGGAGTAGGTTCAATAAATACTACTGGTTCAAGTACAGCTTACAATACATCTTCTGACTATCGTTTAAAAGAAAATGTAACTGCTATATCAGATGGTATAACAAGATTAAAAACATTAAAGCCATCAAGATTTAACTTTAAATCTGATTCAAGTACAACAGTTGATGGGTTTTTAGCACATGAGGTAACAGCAGTTCCAGAAGCTATCACAGGAACTAAAGATGAAGTTGATGCTGACAACAATCCTGTTTATCAAGGCATAGATCAAAGTAAACTCGTACCTTTACTTACTGCTGCATTACAGGAGGCTATTGCTAAAATTGAAGTATTGGAAACAAAAGTCGCTGCATTGGAGGCTGCATAAATGAGCCAGATCAAACTAAAACATAGCGGTGGTAATTCAGTAATCATAGCTGCACCAGATAGTAACCCTGCATCTGATCGCACTCTTAAATTACCTAGTGATGGTGATGGTACTATCCTTACTTCTAATTCTTCTGTAGGTAAAATCCTTCAAGTAAAACAAACCTTTAAAAATGATGCTGCAAGCATTAGTTCTGGAACTTTTGCAGATATATCGGGTTTAACAGTTAGTATTACACCATCTGCAACAAGTAGTAAAATCTTATATATAGGAAGTTTATATTTAGCAAGTTCAAGTTCTGAAGCAAATTTTAGATTAAAAAGAACTATAGGTGGAACTGCAACTGATATAGGTGTTTCAAGTGTTTTAGATGATGATGCAGATGGTTCTTTTGCTCATGGTGGAGGAGCAAGATACGGTGAACATAGTTGGCAATTTTTAGATTCACCCAATACAACAAGTGCAATAACATATGGTATTAGATGGAGAATACATTCTGGTACGACATATTTAAATAGAACTTGGGATGCTAACTGGTTTCATGGAGCATCCGCAATTACAGTCATGGAGATAGCAGCATAATGGCTATCTTTTATAATTAAGGAAAAACTATTATGGCCTTAGATCACGAAGCTATTTACAAAGCATACTCAGGGACAGTTGTTTCTATAGATGACTCTGCTGGTGCGTTTGACGCAAGCGGTAATTCTGTAACTCTTGAGCAATCTAAAATAGATACTGCAAGAACTACTTCTGGTACATGGGCTACTCACATCAAAGCTGTAAAGGACGCTAATCCAAAACCATGAGTCGTTTAATTACCAATGCTATAAGAAGCACATCAGCATCTAGTGATGCTATGACAATAGATAGCTCAGGCAAACCAGCATTTCCTAACGGAGGTGTTGGTAAAATTCTTCAAGTCAAACAAGCAATTTTGAATAGTGGCACTTTTTCTACGAGTAGCACAAGTTTTGTTGATATTACAGGCTTAAGCGTTTCGATCACACCTTCTTCTGCAAGTAATAAAGTTTTGGTCATAATGTCAGGAGGAGAATTTGGTATGTTTGATAGCGGAGCATATACAGCAGTTGTTCAGATTCTTAGAGATTCAACTGCTTTACTTGGTGGTAATCGTGTAACTTCAAGAGAAGGTAGCGGAAATGCATCAGCTAATGCTTCATTTACTATTCTTGACAGTCCAAGTTCTACGTCATCAATAACTTATAAAGGTCAAGTTAAAGTTGATGATAGTTCAAAAACAGTTTATGTTGTAAATAGTGGTAATGGAAATATATCGCTAACACTTATGGAGGTAGCAGCATAGAAGCTGCTGATTAGTTAACCTTATCTTGCATCTGCCTTGTCATAAGGCTCATAGTGACGTACAGGGGAGACAGAGCTACAATACAGACTAGAACTAGCACGCTGCTAAATGCGAGTGCTTTTAATACAGCAACTTTAATCATGTTTCAAAAGATAGCTAATGTTTTGAGTATTCTCTCATTCATAATGGTAACTTCAGTTA